GGTCGCCAGAACGGTTGGATGTCCGCCAACGATATCCGTGAACTGGAAAACCTCGACCGCATTCCGGCCGAGGAGGGCGGCGACCTATACCTCATTAACGGCAATATGCTCCCCATGAAAGATGCGGGTGCTTTTGCGAATACAACCCCCAACGATAGCGGAAAGGAGGAAGAAACCGATGAAGAAGTTTTGGAAGTGGACGAATCAGGCTCTGACGGAGACGGCTCCGATGGAGAGGACACTGCATCTGAACGGAACCATCGCCGAAGAAAGCTGGTTCGATGACGATGTTACACCCCAGCTGTTTGCAGATGAACTGAATGCCGGAAGCGGCGACATCACCGTGTGGATTAACAGTCCTGGCGGCGACTGCGTGGCGGCAGCTCAAATCTACAATATGCTGATGGATTACAAGGGCAATGTCACGGTCAAAATTGACGGCATCGCAGCCTCCGCTGCATCCGTTATCGCCATGGCAGGTACCAGGGTGCTGATGTCCCCGGTTTCCATGCTGATGATCCATAATCCCATGACCGTCGCTATGGGCGATGCCGCCGAGATGGAAAAGGCCATCGAGATGCTGGCAAGCGTCAAGGATTCCATTATCAACGCCTACGAAATCAAGACTGGTCTGTCCCGCGCAAAACTGTCCCACCTTATGGATGCCGAAACCTGGATGGACGCCAACAAGGCTGTGGAGCTGGGCTTTGCAGATGAAATCTTGCAGAGAACTGCCGCTGCCGTTCCTGTCCAGCCGGATGAAGAGGACGATGAGGATGAGGACAAAGATGCCCCCGGCGCCCCTGCCGAGGAGGACGAGGATGACAAGGAAAAATCCAAAGCATCCATGCTGTTCTCCCGGAAGGCGGTCAACACATCCCTGGTCAACAAGCTGCGTCATCGCATGATTGCGGATGCCGCCCAGACAAGACCCAAACCCACCGGCCGCAAGGTAGATGACCTCTACGAGCGGCTCAATCTCATGAAACATTAAGGAGGATTTTTATCATGACTATTCACGAACTGCGCGAAAAGCGTGCAAAGGCTTGGAATGCCGCCAAGGCGTTCCTGGACTCTCGTAGAAACGAGAAGGGTGTGCTGTCCGCCGAGGATGATGCCACCTATACCCGTATGGAACAGGAAATCGCTGACCTGGGCAGAGAGATTGCCCGTATGGAGCGCCAGGCGGCTATCGATGCTGAACTGGCAAAGCCTGTTACTACTCCCATCACCGCCAAGCCCATGAACGGCTCCGGTGAGGATAAGCCCAAGACCGGCCGTGGCTCTGTCGCCTATAAGAATGCGGTGCTGGATGCCCTGCGCTCCAACTTCCGCAGAATCAGCAATGTGCTGACCGAGGGTGTCGATTCCCAGGGCGGTTACCTGGTCCCCGAAGAGTATGACAGCCGTCTGATTGATGTGCTGACCGAGGAGTGCATTATGCGCAAGCTGGGTCACACCATCACTACCAGCGGTGAGCATAAGATTAACATCGCTGGCAACAAGCCTGCCGCCGCCTGGATTGAGGAGGGCGAGGCTCTGACCTTTGGCGATGCCACCTTCGACCAGATTATTCTGGATGCTCACAAGCTACACGTCGCCATCAAGGTGACCGAGGAACTGCTGTATGACAATGCCTTCGGTCTGGAGAACTACATCATCACCCAGTTCGGCAAGGCTCTGGCCAATGCCGAAGAGGATGCCTTCCTCAATGGTACCGGCGTCGGTCAGCCCCTGGGTCTGCTTGCCGCTGATGGCGGCGCAGAAATCGGTGTCACCACCGCAGCTGCCGATGACATCACCTATGACGAAATCGTCGACCTGGTGTACTCTCTGAAGCGTCCCTACCGCAAGAACGCCTCTTTCCTCTGCAATGACCAGACCCTGGCTGCCCTGCGTAAGCTGAAGGATCTGAACGGCAGACCTCTGTGGCAGGAGTCCCTGCAGGCCGGCGAACCCGGTCGCATCCTGGGCTACCCTGTACACACCTCTCCTTATTTCCCCGTGATGACCGCAGGTCTGCCTGCCATCGCTTTCGGCGACTACAACTACTACAACATCGGTGATCGTGGCACCCGCTCCTTCGCCGAACTGAAGGAACTGTTCGCCGGAAACGGCATGGTTGGCTTTGTTGCCAAGGAGCGCGTGGACGGCAAGCTGGTTCTGCCCGAGGCAGTCAAGCTGCTGAAGATGGCTGCGGCGTAATAAAGGGAGGCGACGGCGATGAATGAACTTCTGGCGAAGGTCAAGCAAAACTTAATACTGGAACACGAGGCTGACGATCCCTTGCTGAAGGGCTATATCACCGCCGCCGTCTCCTATGCCGAAAGCTATCAGCATATTCCTGCCGGCACCTATGCCGACCACCCCATGCCGCCGACTACGGAGCAAGCGGTGATTATGCTTGCCTCCCATTTTTACGAGTCCAGGGACGGGTCCACAGGCGGTTTCTTTGCAGATAATGTGCAAGCCGGACAGCAAGTCTGGACAACCGTCAACCTGCTCCTGCGGCTCGACCGGGAATGGAAGGTGTGAGTATGAGTTTTGGTAAGATGAACGGCTTTGCCGATATTATCGCTACAAAGCGTACAAAGGACAGCGAGGGTTTCTCTGTGACCGCAGACGAAATCCTCGCTTCTGTCCGTGTTTACCGGGAAGGTCGCCATGGAAGTCAGCGTTGGGCCAATACCGCTGCATTCTCCGAGGCGACCGACCTATTCCGATTCCGGTGTATCCCTGGCTTGGAAATCACAACGGACCATATCATCGTCAGCGATGGAAATCGCTTTGAAATTACCTCCGTTGAAGATGTGAAGGGCCGGGGTATGTACATCGAAGTGCTAGCAAAGAAGGTGGTGGCGACCATTGGCAAAGGTTGATATCAAAATGCCAGACGAGTTTCTGGAGCGGATTTCCCGGTTGGGAAAGGACTTTGATGCTGTTGCCGAGTCTGTTTTGGAAGCGGGCGGCGAAGTAGTCCTTGCAAAAGCACAGGGAAATCTGTCCGGCGTTGTGGGACGGGGTACGAAATATGACTCCAGATCTACTGGTGAGTTGGCAGGAGCCATGGGTCTCTCTCCGGCAAAACTAGACCGCAGCGGAAACCACAATGTCAAAATTGGTTTTGCCGAGCCTCGTTCCGACGGCGGTAGCAATGCCAAGCTGGCTAGCATCCTGGAATACGGCAAGCATGGTCAGCCAGCAAAGCCGTTTATGAAACCTGCAAAAACCGCCACAAAAGCAGCTGCGATTTCTGCCATGCAACAGAAATTTGAAGAGGAGGTCGAAAAGCGATGAGCCTTTTGGCTGATATTCAGACTGTGGTCGCCCCATTGGGTATCCCCATTGAAACCGGGGTGTTCAAAGATGAGGCACCGGGAAAATACATCGTTGTGACTCCCATCAGCGACAATTTCGACCTTCATGCGGACAATGCCCCCGGCGTTGATGTGCAGGAGGTCCGGCTGTCGCTTTACTGCCAGGGCAACTACACGAAGGACAAAAATGCCCTTGTGAAGCGGCTCCTGGCTGCGGATTTCACCATAACCGACCGCAGATTTATCGGTTATGAAACAGAAACTGGCTACTACCACTACGCTGTGGATGTGGCCCACTATTACGAAATGGAGGAATAATCATGGCTACTATCGGTCTTGATAAACTGTATTACGCAAAAATCACCGAAGATGACCAGGGTAACGAAACCTATGCTACGCCTACCCAGCTGGCAAAGGCAATGACCGCTGACCTCTCCGTGGAACTTGCGGAGGCGACACTGTACGCAGATGACGGTGCTGCCGAAATCGTGAAGGAATTTAAGTCCGGCACCCTGTCCCTGGGTGTGGATGACCTGGGCGGCAGCGTGGCTTCCGACCTTACCGGTTCCACCATCGACAATAACGGTGTCGTTATTTCCGCTGCGGAAGATGGCGGCACTCCTGTGGCTGTCGGTTTCCGGGCAAAGAAGTCCAATGGCAAGTACCGCTATTTCTGGCTGTACAGAGTCAAGTTTGGCATCCCCGCCACCGCCCTGGCTACCAAGGGCGACAGCATCACCTTCTCCACGCCCACCATCGAAGGTACCATCCTTCGCCGGAACAAGCCGGATACCAAGGGTACGCACCCCTGGAAAGCCGAGGTCACCGAAGGCGATGCTACCGTCAAAGCAGAAACCATTACCAACTGGTACAAGGATGTGTATGAGCCTTCCTTTACCACCCCTAGCGCAGAATAAGGAGGGCTAACCAATGATTGAAAATCGTGCATCCGTTATTCAGATTGGCGGCGAGGAATATACCCTTCTGCTGACCACGAAAGCCACCAAGGAGGTAGCCGGCCGTTACGGCGGTCTGGAAAACCTGGGCGATAGCCTTATGAAATCCGAGAATTTCGAGATGGCTATCGGTGAGATTGTATGGCTCATCACCCTTTTGGCAAACCAGTCCATCCTTGTCCACAATCTCAAGCACAAGGATGACAAGCGTGAGCTGCTGACCGAGGAGATGGTGGAGCTTCTGACCGTCCCCGCAGATCTGGCAACTTACAAATCTGCCATCATGGATGCCCTGCTCAAGGGTACCAAGCGCAATATTGAGAGCGAGGCAGACACAAAAAACGCAGCAGCAGCCGAGTAACAGACGCAGAACTGTTTACCCGGCTGCTTTATTATGGCTTGGCCCACTTACATCTGACACAGGATGAGGTGTGGCTCATGCCATTTGGCCTACTCCTGGACCTTTGGGAGTGTCACAAGCAGTATTCTGGCATTTCCAAACCCAAGCGGGATCGATTCATTGATGACATCATCCCGGAGGGAATCTAATGAAAGGCGGTGGTTAAATGGCAGATTCTTTTGGCTTAAAAATTGGTCTTGAGGGTGAGAAGGAATTTAAAAAGGCACTGGGTGAAATAAACCAGTCCTTCAAAGTCCTCGGTTCAGAAATG